TCTGAGACCACGCTTGTGAGAGTCGGTCGCTTGTCAGATTGTGCTTTACTGATAAGTATTTGAAGAATGGATATAGTTTTGCCTGCTGATGTCCCACCACACACGCCACGAATGCGTTTAACTAGTGCAACTAGCTTTTTAGTGGTGTTAGTTAAGACATAGCTCACTATTCATCCTCACCCTTTACTAAATCTCCCAGAATTGGCTTTGGAAGTTTGACATGGACTTCCTTCTTTTCGGTTATTCGCTGTTTGAGTTTGTTGTATTCACGAATGGCCGCCAATTTATTAGTGAAGTCTGCATCTTGAACGATTAGCTTTTCTAACTGTTTATCTACAAACTGGTCATTAAGCCCATGCGCTTCGAAAATTTCATCAATTCGCCTGAGTACGTTAGGACTAGTCAATAGTTCGGAAGCTCTTGAACGAGCGGTTCTATACCAATTTGGTTTTGACTGATCAGGCTCATAAGCCTCAATATAACTTTGCACGCCATTACCAAAAAACTCCCTATCGCTAGCGTATAACTGACAGAATAATTCCTGCTTGGCGTTAAGTCGTCGGTGTGGTTTTGGTTGTGTTTTAGTTCTAGTCTGAAGTTTTTTCATATTGTGTCCACCAGAACAAGTCCTAAAGAGGACTAGCGAAATTAATCACTAGCCCACAGTGACTCAAGGAGGGGTAGAGTCATAAAATGGAAATGGGCATAAGCCCTCTATGGGACTTGTTCAATTTAAGGCAACACTTGATACTTTATGATTATTATAACATCATTATGAAGCTTTTTATAGTATTGACATTTTGAGCTAGTTTTGCTATAATAGAGATGTTTATGATTGACCTTAGCTCATAGGTATGGGTGAGGTCGCCGGAAATATAAGTTTCGCTTACCTCAACCTGTATCTACGGGCTGGGGATTTTTTGATATTAATTTTTAACCGTTTTTAACGGCCTTGTTAACTATGCCTTGGAAGGGGAAACATGCAACAAGACTCTAACTCTCAAATTAATGGTTGGGAAAAATTACGTAAAGATCTAGTTTTTAGCGAACTTTTTCAAAATGATAAAACAGCATTTGTCGTATATGTCGGGCTTTTGATGCTCAGTCGTAATGGCAAATGGACTAGTGGACGTAAACGTTTAGGATCAGTCCTCGGACTAAACCAAAACACGGCTTGGAGTGCGATTCAACGCTTAAGCAAAATGGGTTACATTGAAATCGAAACAAGCACAAAATGGTCGATTTTTCACCTCAAGAGTAACAGAGGTTCAACAACTTGGCAACAACCTAGCAACAACTTGTCAACAACGTGTCAACACCCTAAAAACCTCTGTTATTCTGACACTTCGTCAACAACTTGGCAACAACCTAGCAACAACTTGTCAACAACTTGTCAACACAAAATAAAGACTAAGACTAAGACTATAAAAGAAAAAATAAATAAAAAAGAAAATAATTTTTCTTTTTTGTCCGTTCATCAAAAAATTTGTGAATTATTCGATAAGAACCCTGAGCGTTACAAGCTCACTCCTAAACGCAAGCAGAAGCTCCGATCTAGGCTGAAAGAGTTCGGTGAAGACGGAGTACTTCAGGCCTGCAAAGCAATCACTCAGAGTGCTTTTCACATGGGTGAAAATGATCGAGGCTGGTCAGCTGACCCATATTGGGTGCTAAACTCTGTCGAAAAAACTGAAGAGTGGCTGAATAAGTTCACTGAGGTTGATATCGACTTAAGCAAACTGGAGATCAAGATATGAAATATCGAGATTCTGTGCCATGGGTATGGGTGTTGGCTCGCTATCCAGGCAATAGCGAAATGGGCAAGCATGTTAAGGCAATGGCTGAAGCTGGTATTGGCTATCATATCGTTAGAAACCCAGTCAACAAAAGCGACCCGATTATTGTTGGATTGAAGTATCCTAGGTCTCGCATTGAACCGATTCCACCACACCTCACAGTTGCTGATAAATCTCAACGAGAAGCGCTTGATAAGCTAGAGGCTAAGCGTAATTAAATCAAATTATCCCCAACATGTAGTTGATTCTACTACAGACAGGAATTCATTTTTCGAGTAAAATGGCATTACTGAAATAAGCACAAGATTGCCCAAGTTTGGCGACAGGTAGGTGTCAAAAAAGTAAGTGATCGGTGCACTGAATTCCTACAAATTTTACTTTTACTAAAAATTTAATTTGTGGTGGGGAGGAATTATGGAAATTACTAAACTTATTGAACTTTACGAGCGACGAACTTTGTATGTCGAGGGCCTGTCGCCAAAAACTGTTAAAAATCGACTGGTTAATCTGAGATATTTTGAACGCTATCTCAAGAAACAGTACATTTACAACTTGGAACAATTACAACTGAGCCATGTCAAAGATTTCTTTGCTTACTACGCCTCAACACCTGGTCGCAGTGGCCAATTGCCAAAACATAATTCAATCGACACTATTCGAAAACATATTCGCTATTGGCTGAAATATCTGCAATACGAAGAAGGGATCGAGTTTAATTTTGATACCAATAAAGTCAAGGGTATTGGCGTTGCTGAGGTCAGAAAATGCGCTATTGATCGTCAAGTGATTTATCAAGTGACGCGTGATATTGCTGACCCGCAACTCAAACTGATGAATATCCTGTTTTTCGAAAGTGGAATTCGTATCGGAGAGTTGGTCACATTGAGAGCTGAAAACATCACTAAAACCTCAATTGATGTTCTTGGAAAGGGACGTCATGGTGGTAAATGGCGCACAGCTTTAATCCCTGATGAATTAGGCGAAGTTTTATTGCAATTTTGTCGAGAGCGACAGATTAGCCAAGGCTATGTTTTTCGTCATTGGCAACATCATCGCAACTGTTGTGAACATATCGCAGCCGACACCGTTCGCCAAAAACTAAAACCATACTATGCGCGCTATGATGTAAATTTCACACCACACTTATCACGGCACACTTTTGCTCAAACTCTCCTCAAGAACGGCGCTGATTTAAAGACGATTCAAGAGTGTTTAGGTCATGCTCGATTAGATACTACTCAGAAATATCTT